CATAAAAATCTCTGGCATATCGTAATTCATCTGACATTTTATCAATAGATTCTTTCTTTGTAGGTTGAGTTTTACTATTCTTCAATAGACCAATATGATCTATTACAACAATAACAATCTCATTAGGATCATCTGGAATATATTGTTTATTATATTCATCCAGTTGAATCACTTTTCCCCTTTTCAAAGCAAACTTCTGTAAATCTTTAGCTATACCTACAGCATTCTCAGGACCATCTATTACTGTAACAATATCACTTAATTGTTCCATATACCCCTGATATTCCATGAATATTTTATACTCAGCATCACTTAACTTTTCATTCCATGACAATAGTTTGTTTACTGAAATAAATAGTCCATGATCCTTAAATATCTTTCTACTGACCCACTTAGCTACTTTATAAGCTCTACTCCTTTCCATAGACCTATACCAAATCTTTAGAGTCTTTCCACTATTCTGACCTTCTCTACTTATATACCAATCAAATGGATTAAGTACAAAACAGTCATCTATAAATGAAGTTTTCCCGCTACCTGTGTTCCCGCCCACAAGAAAATAAAGCCTTCTTCTAATGCCTATGTAATGATTTAACCTATCAAAACCCATGGGAATACCACTATTACCACCTGCTCTACCTTTATCAACCTCAGCTTTGAGGTCATCAAATAGACTCATACATCAAAAGATTGCTTTGTTTCTTCTGTAGGTTTAGTTGTTAATAATTCTATGAAAGGTTCATAGCTTCTTTGATTTAGATAGGTGAGACTATTCTGCATATAGGTAAGTTGATTTTCTCCCTTTCTAGCAGATTCTTGTTTCTTCATAAATACATCAAGAAGCATAGCTTCACGTAACTGAGTTGCTGTATATTCCCCTTCATTTAGAATAGCATAGAATTTGATTTTACAATCTTCCTTCTTTACTCTCATAGCTCTAGTACCAACAAAAGTTTTATTGTTATGTACAAACTGATTAGTACCTGGATAAGCTTTCCACCATTCCTCAAATAGGTCAGATTCAGCCTTCTTACGCACTAATTTTACACTCCCTACAGAATCTATGAACTCTAGCAATTCTTTCCCCATAAGAGTCAATTCATCAGATTCAGATATCAGTCCTTTTCTTAACAGAGAATGTTTGACTGTTTGAAATTTTATACTTTCTCCTAAAAGAACATCAAGATCTACCTTTTGTTCTATTAGTTTGAGCAAGTATACGTGATCTAAGCTGTAGGACTTTTTTAAAAGCTCCACGAACTTTTGGGGATTCAGATTTAGTTTCATGTTTGACAAGTGTTGGTTTAGTATTCTCAAACTCTTCCCATTCTTGTTGATTGGCTATCAATTTATAATAATGCCTGTCACTCTCTTTTTCCCAATCAAAAAGATCCATAAATTCTATATTACCGTTAGACATCTTGAAATAGATAATTTTGTAATGCCTCTTTAGTCTCAAACACTTCAGATTGATTCTTTATAGTGAATGAATCAAAACTATACACTACAGTTTTACAATGATCTTTAATACTCAAGTCTTTGAATTCCCCAAATACAATAGAATATCCAATAACTTGTTTCTTAACTGGTTTCCCATAATTCATAAAGTACAATTCTTGTCCAATATGGTAAAATGGATTCTCCATACCATCACTACTATTCGTGTTCATCTTTATTAAGGTTTGTAAGTTCTTCTTTAATTCTTAATCCAAACATTTCATAGAATTGGTCAAAGATTTTATTCCTTTTCCAAGTGTTGCATTTAAAAGTTTTCTCTATAAGTTTACAAGAAGTCTTCTTAAATGCATAAAATTGATTTCTGGTTAAAGTGTTATTAAACCTCCAATCATCATCATCTATTAGACACGTCAAATCTTTTCCCCTTAAGGCAAGCTGAAGTTTTAATAACTCAACACCAATATTTTCCCTTGTAACTCGATCACCCATAATTAGCCTCCTTTCTTCGCTGAATACCATGAGTTACCATAAGCAGCATCAGCTTTGATTTTTAAATTGGTTAAATAATAATTTCCTCCTTCAATCATACATTCACTAAGTTTATCACTAGCTATTTGTCCTAGCTCTTCAGGACACTCAAGAACTATCTCATCATGAACAGAATTACTTAGTAGAATAATCCATTGATAATTGTTCTCAAGGATCCAATTGAATAGTAATATACTTGCTTTTTTAAGCTGATGTGCTCCCCTTGATTGAACTGGATTGTTCAAACATAGTCTCATGTATTCACTTTGGAGTTTAAAGAAGTTGGAAACATCCTTAACTATAGACCTGTAATACTTATAAGCTTCCAAATTCATTATTTGGTAAACTTCCCCTTTGTCCTTAGCAGCCCATTCAGCTTTATACTCTTCCTTGCCAATTCTATAGACAGCCCACTGTTCCTTAGAAATAGAATCCATTTTCTCTTTCCCTTTCTTGTAAAGATCATATTTAGGTAATTTAAGTTTCCAACCATCAGCACTTTCAATGTAGCCTTTACTTAATGCCTCCTTAAGCACTTTGGCTCCCCATTCATAGATTCCACCATGTAACTTTCTAAAACCATCTTCAATCTCTTGTGCTCTCTCCATAGGTATACCTTCGTTGATATGAATAGTATAAGCAGAACCACCATACTGAAATGCGAACCTTGGAGATTTAGCAGCTTGTCTAAGACCAGAATGATCTTTCTTGATTTCTTTGTCACTTAAATGTTCTATTTCTGGAAACAAAATTCTTGCAAAGGCACAGTGTAAACAGGAATCATTTATAACACTATCTGTCATAGCTTTGTCACCAGATAAATCAGCAGCAATAACAGTTTCCTGACCACTCCAGTCACACACAACCATAACATTACCTTCCTTACAACTAAAACAGTCTCTAGTATCACTATCAGAAGGAAAATTTAAGAAATTGATTCCTCCCTTTCTACTACTCAACCTGGCTGTATCCACCATAGGATTGAAGTTTGTGAACAACCTTTCATTTTCTATCTTGTCATAAATAGTTTTTCCAAATGTAGAAACCCTATGATTGGCAGCTTGAAACTTAAGCCACATACTAACAAACTCATGACTAGATTTACTAATAATATCCTCTCCAATAGAATCCTTTCCATCTTTATCAACAGTTGGGATTCCAAAAGCATTGAAAACTTTGATCATTTGAGCAGGAGAGGTTAAACTAATTTTAATTCTCTTCTCTTCATCAAACATATCAAATTGCCTATCTGCAAATTGTGGTAGATTATCAAAGATGTAACATTTAATTATGTTTTCCCAAAGAGCCACATCATCTTTATCTTTAGTCATTTTATTCATCCATTTAGATGAACTAATAGCTAAACCACATTGTTCCATGTAGGCTAATACTCTGATATATTGGCAATGTAGATTATAAGTTTGTCTAAAGCCCCCTGCATCTATTTTCTGTTTCATTAGATTATGTAGACGAACTAACTTATCTACATCATTAAAAGAATACTGAATTGTAGATGGTTGACTAAGCTTAACTATATGAATGTTCTTCTGTTCTGTTTTGTCATATTTGATATTCATCTCAAAAGCCATTACAGAACCAAAATCACTCTTGACAGGTAGATACACCTTAGAACCAGTTTTAATACTGTCATATAGCCTGTATTGTCCATTGTATAGGACTTTATTGGCTATCATAGTATCTCTAATTTTCCAAGGAAAAAAGTTATGCTTATAAAAGAATCCAAGATCAAATGTTCCATTATGAAATACTAACACCCTATCCTCTAAATAAGGAACAACTTCCTCAAAGGTGTAGTGATCTTCACTTGTGTAGAAATCAATAATGTAATTATCCAATCCTGTCCCAATCTGTAAACAAAACATATCACAATGTCTGGCTTCTAATCCTGTTGTTTCTGAGTCAATTCCCAGAGTATCCAACAATTTCATTTCTTCAAGAAGGCAATAATTATAATCACCTATCTTCCTAAAATAATCAGGGTTCTTGGTGATGATATAATTCATATTACTTCTTTTGATTTCTTAAATGGATTCAACATCTTCATCATCTTCAGATATATAATTAATAATTATTTTACCTTCTAAATAAACAGGAATTACAGATTCATCTTCTTCAAAAAATTCTTCTTCTATCTGGATTTCCAGTAAGCCATCATATTGTTCAAGAATAGTATTAATATGGACTAAGCTAAACTCTACTAAATTTTCTTCTTCCTCTCCGTAATCAAACCAACCAATGTCTTCAGGACCAGATATTTCATCTGTTTCATCATCCTCTTCAACTAAGCAAATTTCAACAGGATAACCCCATGAAGATATGATTTTCTCATCATCAAACCAAGGAAGTATTAGCTCTATTAACCTAAATTTATCAGGTTCAAACCACTGTTTGAAGAACATCCCCGCCTCTAATGATTTGGGGATGTAATGTTTACAGACTA